ACATGATTATAATGTAAGAATACTTGGCCACAAATGTTCCCGTCAAAAGGCTCTCGCCAATGTTCGAGTTCGCAACCACTATATACTAGCATATCACCTACTTCAAGCAAGACTTTTGTGCCTGCTGGAGCGTTAGGTTTTACAATATTTTGTCTTTCATTAACGACATTATCAGCACCTGTACCATCTATAAATATAGGCCAAGGATCTCCACCAAGGTTAAGTGTAGTAGATATTTCACAGCTAGGTCTATCTTTATGTCTATGTAAACAATCACCTTTTTTATATGCTCTAGCATATGAATATGTTGGTATTAAATCTAGTCCTGTATGTTGTTTCATTACAGGTAACATCTTAACTAGTAATGTGTCCATTACAAAGTCACCATAACAAGAGTAAGTATTGGGTATCTGTTGATCGGTCCATGTTCCAAGTATAGGGGACTGTGAGTGTATGTTATGTTTATACATAAAAGCTGTTGCATCTCTTTTAAGTAAAAAATAATTTAATATAAAGTTAGCTAAATCGTAAGATACAGCATTCTTTATTACTTGATATTTATGATCTTTAAACATTAAACCCTTTTTGTAAAAAATTAAATGATACTGATATTCTTATATCATTACTTTTATTTGGTTGAACACTATGCCAAAGCCATGAAGGAAATATAATTATTCTACCTTCTAACGGATCTACGTGAACTTCTTTCCATAAATGCGAAGGAGGTTTACCTTTTTTTCTTCTTGGCATTATCATATGAGCTCCTGTTTTTGGTTCATTAAAAACAATTTTACCTGAGTTTTTTGGTGCTTTGATATAATACACACCACTAAAATGACTATTAGGGTGAATGTGAGGCATATTATATCCACCTGGTGGATTTATATTTGCCCACATATTACCCATAAAAGCTCCACTATCTAACCATTCTTCTGCAAATACTTGTTCTTGCATTGTAAATAATTCATCTACTAAAGGTTTAAATATTGGTATCTCATGCATGTTTGTTTGACTATGCCAACCATTTACATTAGTTCTATTTACACCATTATCTTTTTTAGACCATTCGATAACTTCTCGTTCGAATAATCTATTATCTAGATTAACATCTTTAGCATATATAATAGTTGGAAAATACGAAGCTTTAATCATTTAAATGGTGTGCCTCCAAACCACATGACCAAAGATTTTCTATTGCCACGTATAACTGGTTTAACTCTATGTCTAATAAATGATGCAAAAAATATTGCATGCCCTTGTTTTATTTTTGCAACTTTACCTTCAGCTTGAAGTTCTAAATCACCACCTTCAAATTCATTCTCAGGAGATAATAGACAAGTCATAGATATTTTTCTTACAGGTGGTTCGTTTTGACAATTAACATCATTGTCTGTATGCCAATCGTAAAACCCGCCCTCTGGATATTCTGTGTATTGTGCCATCTCAGTTATCTGCATTCCATCAAAACCAAAATGATTTCCGTTTGTAGTTTTCATAATACGTTCAAGGTCATTGTACATATCTGCCATTTTTTTAAATGGTATCCAACTAATATGTGAAGTTCTAGTTTTAGTATCTATTTTTCCACCTTTAATTCCTTTTTCATTTCCAACTGATGCATCATTTCTAGGTTCCGAACGTCCAGCTTGAATAATCATTTTACATTGTTCAGGTGTAAAAATTGGTTTTGTAGTTTCTACTATATAAGATTTCCAACGTGGTTCTGTTATCATATTAATATCCGTATTCTACCCATCCTGTTATTATATATTTATCATTCGACAAAGGTGGGTTGCCTCTATGAACGTGTGTAAATTGTGACGGCCAAACTAATAATGTATTTTTTTCAGGTTTGAATCTACACTTTTGATATAAAAATTCTGTCTCTCCGCCCTCGTTCACATCATTAAGATAGACCATAAAAGCTAATATTCTATTTCTTGCTTTCATCTCAGCATTTTCACAATGCCAAAAATGATAACCTTCACCTACTTTAGTTTTTTGAATCTTTACTTCTAATATATTATGCGTTGCTAATTTTTTTAAATAAGAATATTTTTGTACATATAAAGGATAAACATCTTTAAAAAACATATCTATAAAAGGTTTGTTGTTATAAGTCATTGGAACATTAGTATCTCTAATAGTATCAATTGCATTATCAGATACTAACATTTCATCTTCTCGTCTTGGATATACTGCACCTTGTTGTTCGCACTTATTAAAATAATTTTTATAATCATCTATTAATTCGTTAGGCATAAAGTTTTTAAATAATCCTATATGATTATCTATGTAATATTGTTTTTCCATTATGATGCACCTCTATTTTTTATAGGATCAAAATGCACGTCACAGTTTGCAGCAAGAGTTCTTCTAGTCTCACTAGTTCCATTAAAAGGGTAAACACAATGTCTCATGTCATATGGAAAGATATAAAAATCTCTAAGGTCCATTGGTGGTTGATAATCTATCTTAGCAAACTGACCATTAGCTGCTCCCAATATTTGTAGTTTACCGTTTTGTGGTACTTCATCATTTGAATATTCTTTACCATAAGTAGATGGTAACTTTAAAATCATTACACTAGATAGCCCAGTAAACAACATACCTCTATGAATGTGTGCAGGATTATACTCATGTTGTTTCATCTCATTAACCCAGATAGAATTTAGATGTGTCTCATAATCTCTTATCTTATTAAATGCTAGATAATGTTTAAACGTTTCCATAAAATAATTTGTTACATCTCTTGGTAACATGTTATGATTTTTCATCTTTGATTGGTCTTTACCCTGATAAAATAAGGAATGTTCATTCTCTATCTTACCCACCAACTGACCATTAGCAGGCTCTAGATTATGAAAGTTAGATTCATAAATATAATTAATAGAGTTAAATATATCTAATGGAACCTGATACTTTAAAATAGATTGACCTAAAAATATAAAATCAAATTTTAATGTGTTCATATTTTTGTCTTATCCTTTCAGGCACAATATAATTATTTGTTTCTTTTTTAACTGTTGATCTTATAGTGTGCATATTCTTTCCTAATACTGTATCGTCGTATCCTATATCATTAATATTGATTTGTTTCAAGTCTTGAAACTGGTGAGGATAATATGGTTCATCTAAAAATTTATATAATTCTTGAAATACTTTTTTTGGATTAGCTACCATATCGTCATATTTAATAAAATGACACATGTTAGGATAATTGTATGAATTTTTAATAGATTTAATTTCTTTCATAATAGCACCATTTTTATCCATTAAAGCTAATAGTTTTTCTTCATCGGTTTTTCCTAATTTATTTACAAAAGAATCTGGGTTTTCTGTATACCATTTCATATAGCTAGCTAACACATCCATTAGATCTCTTAACAAAACAATACATTTAAATTCATATTTAAAATGTTTTTGCATTAATTCAAAATTTCCAGGGTTACCACTTACTAGTGCAGGTCCACGATCTATAATTATCCGTTGGGGCCAGTCTTTATAATATAGATTAAATACATTATCTAATATGTTATCTAAAGATTTGTGATCAGGAAAGTTTTGAAACGTGTCTGTTGTTTTTATTAGATATAAATTTTTCATTATTTCTAATGTTACAGAATTACCTGTGCAAGCTACACTTGCATTTTGATTCATAATACTTGCAAATAAAGTATTTCCAGATCTAGGTAATGCTATGAGAAAAAATAACTTACGGTTTTGGTTTCCCATGTTGTTCAATCTGTTCTTTCTCTTGATAACTTTGTTCTAGTTCTCCTGACTTTCTAATTCTTTGTAACGATTGTAACTGACCCATAACATTAAATATTTCTGCCTCTGACGAGTTTTGATTTAATGTTTTTGCTTTCTCATGATATTGCAATCCATAAGATTCTAATTGGTGAACGTTAACATCTTTATCGTTAAACGATCCATCGTTAAATTCTTTTTTTAATTTAGACCACATTTTAATTTCTCTCATTCTATGTCTAGCTGTTTTTTCCATAGAAGCTTTTGCAAATCTACATTCATCTAAATCTATTTGATATTTAGTTTGTTTATATTCATCTTCTTCTTTTTCAACTTTACCTTCTAACCATTTAATCTTTGCTTCGTTTCTTCTATAGTCAAATGATAGAGTCATTAGATTATCTAAGTATGATGATTGTTCTCTTACACACTGCCAATACTTTGATGCTTTAGTTGGATATCTATTATCTTGTAATACAGAAAACCTTGCTTCTGTTTCTGTTCGAAACATTTGTTTCTTGGTCCATGTATCACGAAGCTCGTCTACCATACCTTTAAATGATGA